TTTCTAAAGGTTTATTAAATTCTATGGGGGATAATCGTATACCTAAAGAGTTTTATTCTAATGGTAAAGAAGGTGCTATTTATAGATGGAATGGATTAAAAAAAGTTCCTTGGACTATGAAAGGAAGTTGGATGGTGTTAGCTAGAATTAATGATGTAAAAAGAGAGCTCCAACAGGAGGCCAGAAACCTAGGATTATATTATCAAGATCAAAAAAATAATAAGTCATTTGATCCGAATCAATTCTCAGCAATTAATTATTGGGAGAAGATATGTGAAGGTGGAAGTATTACTAGAGAAGAAGCTGTAACCATGTATGAGTTTTTGTTAAACATTGACCACGGATACCGGTCAACGGACAGTAAAAAATGGAGTTTTGCACACCCGAACCAAGTCTTTACTTTTGATGAATTACATTTAAGGTGTGGTATGAGAGATCAAAAAGGTCTGTGGAATCAAGCATTTAAGAGAAAATTTAAAGATAAGGATAAACAATATTTTCAAAAACTTATGAGTGAAGGTGTAGATCTTAATCAACCCCCAAAAATAATCATAGACACAATACATCAAGTTAAGGGTGGTGAAGCAGATAACGTTGTCCTGGCAAGTAAATGTAATTTTCCATCACACTTCGATAAAAAAAATTTAGCAGATAAAGTAAAAGAACTTAGGGTTTGGTATACAGGTGCCACTAGATCCAAAAGCACACTCCATCTGTTGGGTACCTATCATCAATATAATTTTCCATTAGGAAAATATTACAAACAATACGAGGCTAACTATGTCAGATAAAATCATGTTTAATGAAACTTTTCCAGAAGATACACAAATTGGAGGAAATCATTATCAACATTATTTAATACAACCCTATGAATTCATTTCTAAAAATGAACTTACTTTTTTTCAAGGTAATGTCATAAAATATGTTTTGAGATACCCATATAAAAATGGTATTGAAGATTTACAAAAAATTAAACATTATTGTGATTTAGAAATTAGAAAAATGCAAGATAGCAAAAAGAAAAAATAAAAGATTATGATCAGAAGATTAAAAAAAATAATAGTTAAACTAAGAATGCTTTATGCTGATATCCGAGGGCATCACGGTAAAAAATGGGACTACGAACCAGGAGAGTGGTATATGGGGAGACATACTAAAGGTAAAAAGAGAAAAAAATGATAGAAAATGATAAAGTAACATTAATTTGGAAAGGAAATAAAATACCAGGTGATGACTGTAAAGTTATATTTAAAAACAAATTTGGTAAAGAATTTACAGTTGAAATATCTAGGCTCATTCAAGTATTTAATAACAATATATGGAATAATAAAAAAAGTGTTAAATGAAGTTAATTATAGTATTTATATTTTTAGTAGGTTGTGTAAAAGATTATAATTTTAATCCCTATACTACTGCCATACAACAATTAATAAAAAGTGAAAAGTTAAGTGAAAAAAAAAAACTAAAGTTAATAAATGAAAAAATACATACATATTAATCAACATGTTATTAGACGTAATGCAAAAACAGGTGAAAGAGAGCCTGTGATTACTGTTAAGACTTATAAATCAAATGACTATGGTCATGAGGTTATTGTTGATGGCCCTTGTAAAATTATATACAGCCCCTATAAACCTTTAAGCTGTGGTGCTAAAGTTTGGATAGAAACGGAGGAAAACGTTTATGTTAAATAAAAAAAGAAAAAATAAACTAATTATGTGTGAACATTGTAATGAATGGGTTGCAGTAATAATACATGAACATAGTTATTACTGTGCGGACTGTGCCTTGTTCGATAAAGGCATCCCATTTAAAAAAACTATATTAATAGAAGATGCAAACTTAAGTAGGAAAATACAATGACTCATCAATTAAATTTTATATACAACGACTCTGATTGGGTTTGTCCAGCGGAGTATCCAGATTTATCTAAAGCAACTGAGATTGCAATTGACTTAGAAACTAAAGATCCAAACATTAAAACTAAAGGACCTGGTTGGGCAACATTTGATGGATATATTGTAGGTTTTGCTGTAGCTGCACTCGGCCAACAGTGGTACTTTCCTATAGCTCATGACGCAGGAGGTAATATGGACTCTGCAATCACAACTGCTTGGATGCAAGACGTATTAAAACTACCTGCAACTAAAATATTTCATAATGCAAGTTATGATGTGGGTTGGTTATTAGTTAATGGATTTGAAATCAGAGGAAAAATTGTAGACACCATGATTGCGGCAGCTTTGATTAATGAAAATAGATTTAGTTTTAGTTTGAATGCTTGTGCTAAAGATTATTTAGGTGAACTTAAAAATGAAACTTTCTTAAATGAAAAAGCTAAAGAATGGGGTATAGACCCAAAAGCCGACATGTGGAGATTACCCGCTGGTTATGTGGGTTTTTATGCAGAACAAGATGCAGGGTTAACCTTAAGATTATGGGATAGATTTAAAGCAGAAATATCTAAACAAAGTTTGCATGATGTGTGGGAGATGGAGATGGAGTTGTTACCTATACTAATTGATACAAGACGTAGAGGTATTAGAGTTGATGAAGAGAAAGCTCATCAATTAAAAAAAGAATTTAAAAAAAAAGAAAATGAAGTTTTACAAAATATAAAAAAAGAAACTACATTGGATGTAGATATTTGGGCGGCAAGAAGTGTTGCAAAAGTTTTTGATAGAATGGGTGTGGAATACCCACGGACAGAGAAAAGTGATGAACCAAGCTTTACACAAAACTGGTTAGTAAATTGTGATAACCCGATAGCGCAACTAATAAGAGAAGCAAGAGAAATAAATAAATTTCATTCAACATTCATAGACTCAATTTTAAGATATACCCATAAAGGTAGAATTCATTCTGAGATTAACCAACTTAGGTCTGACCAAGGTGGTACTGTGTCTGGACGTTTATCATACTCCAACCCCAACTTGCAACAGATACCCGCACGTAATAAAGAGTATGGAGATAAAATTAGAAGTTTGTTCTTACCAGAAGAAGGTAAACAATGGGGTAGTTTCGACTACTCACAACAGGAGCCTAGGCTTGTTGCTCACTACGCTGCATCGGTGGATACTGAATTCGAAGGTGCAGCGGAGTTTATTGAAGCTTATAAAAATGAATCTGCTGATTTCCATCAAATCGTTGCTGACATGGCGGGCATTACCAGGACTCAAGCTAAAACTATTAATTTAGGTTTGTTTTATGGTATGGGAAAAGCTAAATTAGGTAAAGAATTAGGTATTGATAAAGACAGGGCAGAAGCCTTACTTCGAAAATATGGTGAGAGAGTTCCTTTTGTCAAGAGATTGACAACAGAGGTAACCAACAGCGCTTCTAAGTATGGGTTTATTCGGACTATAGGAGGCCGTAAATGCCGATTTGATATGTGGGAGCCATCTACCTTCGGAATGAACAAAGCAATGCATTACGAGGAGGCTAAGGCCTTCTACGGTAACAATATTAGACGGGCCTTTACTTACAAAGCTTTAAATAGATTAATTCAAGGATCTGCAGCAGATCAGACAAAACAAGCTATGATTAATTGCTACAAAGCAGGGTTTAAACCATTATTACAGATACACGATGAATTATGTTTTTCTATAAATGAAGAATCAGATATAAAAAATGTGAAAGAATTAATGGAAAATGCTATTGAGGGTATTAAAGTACCTTCAAAAGTGGATATTGCCCTTGGTAGATCATGGGGAGAAGCAAAAGAATAGCACTATATTGCTATTTATATTAATTATGCTATATAATATTTTATGAAGCTATATCGTGTCCAAGTTAAATACATCAATATACATATTGATGAGACACTTGAGGCCGATAATGATAAAGCCGCTCTTGAGTATTTAGTAAAGAAGGTTGACTCAGGAGATGTAATAGAAAAAGAAGGGGCCGGATTTGAAAATCCTAACTTACTTTTTATAACCCTCGAGGAGATAAACCGAAATGCTACAAAAGTTAGTATCGGAGAAACTTCAGTTGGAGTCCATGTGGGCAACGCAAGCGTTAGCACAGGGTAGAGTGACTACCGAAATGAAGTGGATAGACATACAGATTAAAGATCTTAAAGTTAAGATTAATAATCAAAGTGTAGAAGATGCAAGAAAAGGTCTTTTAGATATAGCTAGTTAATTTTAACCTAGCTTCATAAAAAAATTAAATTTTTCCCTAAGGATAGTGCGTTCTAAATTTCAGGTAATTGTCTACATTCAAATTTAATAACTAATTTTTCCTCATTAACTGCTGTAGGATTGAGCTCTTTGAGAGCTTTATAAGATTCTTGATATCCTGCTAATGCGCATTCTAGGTGGCTATTGAATTCGTAAGGTAGGTAACTGAATCCCGGACACTGGCCACTGGTCATGCTACATACGTATAAAATTAAAATGAATTTCATCCTATATTATCCTAGCTTATTATTTACTTGCATATCCCATTAAAATGTTTATATATATAATACAACAACACTAACAAAGAGGAGGCCTTATGGCAACAACAATGAAATGTGATTCGCAAGTGTTTAAGGATTGGAGTGCAAAGATAGATAATATCTTATCGCAACTACCTAAGACTGACATGAGTGGAGAACCTTTAGAGTACCAGGATGATGCATATCAAGAAGTTTTAAAAATGTTAGAGCAGTGTTGTATGCTCTTTGAAGATATGCCTATCTATCCAATCAACGAAAGTATTGCAAACAAACTAATACAA